CTTGCGCCGCTGCGCGTTCATGCGCGCGACAATCGAATCCTGCTGCGCTTTCAGCTCGCGTTCTTCCTGCTTGCGCTGGAATTCCTCGAACTTGTCCTCCACGTCCACGTCGGCGAACGCGGCGGCATGCGGCGAATCGGGCTTGGCCTTCTTTACCAGCCGACCGATGTCCTTGCGCACGGCTTTGTCGTGCGACAGATCGAGCATCAAGCGCGCCAGATCCTGCGCGACGTTCGGGTCGATCGGCTTCGGCGCGTCGGTCATAACGCTTTTGTCCTAATGTTTTGCGGAACCGAAAATGATTCGTCCATCCTTGCCCAACGCACCGCAAACCAAGGAAACGATTTGACCGGATATAAAATCACGGCCCCCAATGGTTCTAGAATGGCGAACGGCGCCCGCACATGACCACCATCGGGCCATTCAACAACAGGGGCTTTAATCCGAAGGCGCATCAGATGGGCTTACCTTTTTGCGAACCCGGCCCGCCCTTTTCCAGCGACGGCGAGCCGATGCTGTTGCGCTTGCCGGTCGGATCGGTGAACTTGCGCTCCGACGTGAAGCCGCCAAGCGAAGTGTAGAGCGGCGGGTTTCTGAACAGGCCATCTTCCATAGTGCGGCGGCTGAGATTTCCGGTTTTGACTTTCGGGCGAAGATACTCGGTCATTGTTGCTCCTTACGCGGCTTCCTCGCCGCTGGCGCCGGGCGGCAATTCCATGCCGGACGGCGGTTTTGGTGACGGTGACAAACCCGGCGGCGGGGCCGAACTCATCGGCCCCTTCGAGGCTGCTTGAGCCATCGTGGCAAGGCCCGCCGGTACCATGTTCTGGCCTTCCGCCTTGCCGAAAATCGGGTTGAGCGAACTGATCGCGCGCAGCAATGCCTGTTGCTCTTTCGAGCCGGCATCAAACGCCATCGAGGCGATCAGCAACGCAGGAATAACGGCTTTGACTTGTTGGGTTGCCGCGGCCTTGTTGCCGGCGCCGCCACCGGGCGACATCATCGGCGAGGCGCCGGGGCCTCCCGGTCCGCCAACCGGAGATTTCGGCAAACCGGGAGGAGTCCCCGCACCAGGGAGGGCAGGAGCGGCAGGAGGTGTGTCCATTCCAAGCGGCATAGGAATGAATTCTTATGCCCAATGCGGCACGGCGTCAACCGGACAAGAAAATGCCACCGGGGTTGAGCCGGTGGCAGCACTGTGGGGAGGATTTCGATATACGGCCTAGCTGCTTCTTCCGAAGTAGCTTTCCGGTGAATGCGACCTTACCGCTTATGCTTGCGGCGACCGCGCTTGTGTTTACGTCGTGCCATTGCTGGCTCCATTCCTGTTGGTGGATTGGCGGGCGTCAGCCTTGAACGACCATCGCCCATGGCCCCGCCCATGCAGCCAACCTACGCTTAACGGTGCGATTGTCAAACCGGAGCTGGCGCGCCGTTGTGCTTGCCCTTCGGCGGCGGCTTCTCGCCGGGCGGCGGCAGGCCCATCTTCATGCGCTGCATGGCAACCGCTGCGGCTTTTTTCTGTCGCGCCCGCAGCGAGTGGATGATGTTGTCGCGGCCCGGCGGGTTGAGCATACGCACGAACATTTCCTGGTCAACCGCCTGGAACTTCATCAGGATCGCAGCGACTTCCTTGGTGTCATCGACAAACAGCGGCGAATGCGAATGACCGGAAATCCGCAGCGAATAATCCTGCGGCAGATTGTGATAGTAGAACGGGTCGCCGGTCTTGCCGTCCTCTTTCGGGTCGGGCGCGATCGGCTCGTCATTGTTGCGCATGTTCAACCGTAAAGCCAGGTCACCCATTCTAACCAGCGGCGCTTCCAGTCTTGTTGCTGTTTTTTTGATACGGCCCGCGCCCGTCGTCTTAAGTTCCTTGGCGTGTCCACGGCTGCGCACTCCCATTTCGCCCTTGCCCTGCAGAACTTCGGTCAAGCCCGATGCCTCAATCAGCAATGCGCCGATGGCGTTGTAGTCGGCGAATATGTCGGGCGGCATTTCCGGGGCGAGTTCCTTGATCGACGCTTGCGGCAACTGATCCATGACCCAAGAATCGGCGCCGCCGAACGCTTCCATCTTGTCGTCGGTCAGGCCGAGAAAGCCGGAACCGACGCGCGGCGGGTACGCCTGCTTGTCGAGAATATCGTGGATCTGCACCAGCCGCTCGTTCGACCATTCCTGCAGCGGAATGAGCGATTCGATGTGCGCCTTGCCCCAAAAATACTCGTACACCTGATAGGGCCGCACCTGGACGTAGGGATGGTCCTTGGGGAAGAATGGATTGCATTGCGTGTTGTAGAACTGTTCCTGTTGCTTGCGCTGCGACTTGAACTGGCCGGACTTTTTCAGAACTTCGATGGTTTTTTTGCTGTCGGAAATAATGATGCCGGGATCGACGGCAAAGAATACACGATAATCCTCGCACTCGTCGTCCCATACAGTAAGCTCGTGAAAGGCGACGAGTGGTCGATCGACCTTAGCTCGATAGTCAGGTCGTTGGACGTAGGAAGGATTGACGGAGCCGGTGACGTTGCCACTGAGATTCTCCCCCGAGGTCGAAGAAATGATCATGCGCGTGAGCAGTTCCGGAAACGGCGACTCGAACGGCGTGTTCACCACCGCGAGCTTGCCGGTCAGGTGGCCCATGCCGGCGCGGATCAATCGCTGGCAGGCGTTGTCGTAGTCGATGTGGTAGGTGTGGACGAATGCCGGCTGCGCGTCGAGGTCGGTCTGTTCCTCACTGAACACCCCGAACTTCCACGGCTCGATCATCGTGCAGGTTTCTTCCTCGCGCACGTCCGACCAGCCGATTTTCAGGAACATCGAGTCGAATACGGTGGACCACGTTAGTGCATCGGCAAAATAATCGAACAGGCCGGCGTCGCGGAAGTCGTTGTTGAAGGCGTCCTGCGCCGCCATGAACTGCTTGACCACATCGTCATGTGAATTGGCGGGCGCCGACAGCGCGAATTCGGCATGATCAGGCGAGTAGAGAAACGAGCAGACCAAATCCAGGTGCGCTTCCAGCCGGTTATAGTAAATATCGCTGTCGCCGGCGGTGCCGTACAGGAAATAGTGCCGGCGGCGGTCATATAATTCCTTGCGGTCTTTCTTGGAATTCAGGCAGCAATCGAGCACCCATTGCAGGTACTCGTCTTTCAGCTTCGGATCGTCAGGGATGATCATTTCGGCGGCCTATGTGACGCCTCGACCCGCGTACCGGCATGAACGCCCGGCACCGACCGCGAGTGCGGCAATGCGCTGCCGGTCTGAACCCGCGTCTTAAAATTCACCTTTGACGTGGACGGCACGCAAGTCGCGCGCTCGGGATTGATCGGCGCGGTGAAGCCGGGCATGAACTGCATCGACGGCGCAGCGTTGCGGTCCACGGCCGGCTGCGGCGGCAGGAACGGCTTGGCGCGCTGGTCGCGTCTAGCGGAATTGATGTCCGACAACCCGAAATGGTCGGCGAGCGTACGCAGCTCGGCGTCGGCCGCCTTGGCGGTGCCGGCGACATGACCGCCGCCGGGCACCCACGACACGCGCACGCAGCCGCATTTTGAGCAGGCGGGGTGCGATTCCCAAGCGTCGAAGCGGGCGTTGCACCGATGGTTGAGGCAAAGCCAGCTTCTAAGAATGTCGGCCATGATTGAACACTACATCGGTCAGGAGCAGTTCGGCAATGATCAGGAACGTGCCGGTGCCGTATTGCCCCGTGAATGCGCACAGTATGCACGCAATCAGCACCAGCCACCAGACCGCCAGCATCAGCGCCGTCCCCGGCGCATTTTGCGCTTGCTGCGCTTGCCCTTGCGGGCGCTGTTCATGGCGGCTGCGATCGCCTGCTTTTGCGGGTAGCCGCTGTGGCGCATTTCAGAAATGTTCTGACTGATTGTCGCCCGTGACGATCCCTTTTTCAGCGGCATGTGTCACCTATGCTGTGGGTACGCTGATGTTCTGCTTGCGCAAGAAATTAACTATTAGCCGATCCACCGGTTCGGTGCCACCCCGTTGGTCAATCTCGGCCGACCGCTGCATGGACAGCCCCAGCGCCTTGACGCGCGGTTGCGCGTAAATGTTCCAGCCCTGATAGGCGAGAGCGGCGGCCATCACCCGGTCATCCTTAGCGCGACCTTCCCCACCGATATGCCCTTCGTCGTTTACGATGCGGCGCATTTCTTCAAGCAGCGGGATTGAGCGGGGAACGATACGGCCAAGTTCAATGCCGTTCTTAAACATGTTCATCATTCTTTGCTTGAGTTCAGCAGTTGTTTTCCACTGATACACCAAACTACCGCCACTGACAGAATCCATACGACGATAAAAGAAATGCCGCATGTTCACCAGAATATTCCGGAGATTATATTGATCCTCTAGCGGGCGGATTTCCGCTGCCATCTTTTGAATTTTCTGCAACTCATCAAACACAGCCTGACCCGGACCGGTGATTTCCAGCACCGGCATCAACCACGTCAAACCGTAGTAACCGGCCAAGTGGGCCAAGACCCAAGCGCACTGATAAGTGGAGGGTTCGGCTGAACAAAACTCTGCGACCTGTACGAGAGCATCGGAATAACAACGCCAAACAGATACAACAGTTCTGTCTGCTTCGTCACTTGAACCGTAGGCTGGGTCGCAGCCGAGAACGTAGTAACCATATTTGCTCGCTTCTTCCCAGACACGTAGTGCCGCGCGGGGATCGCGCAACTGCTGCAGTTTTGTTTCCTCGAACTTGTGCGTAAGCTTGTAACGATATGCTTGGAACGGATGCTTCTTTGCTTCGCGATGGCAAACCGTAAGGGCTTCCGCCGTGAAGAACTGGCTACCGGTTGCCTGAAAAGCGTCGGCCGCCGTCCACGGCATTTCCTGATCCATCAAAGATTGATCGCCGCCCTTTTCGCTTTCCAGGTGCCAGCGGTAGAACGCAACTTGCTGCAACGAAATCTCGAACCCGTATTGTTCGCGGACTTCACGCACGCGCTTGCGTTCCAGCGGGGTGAGCGCCGTTTTGATTCCATCGGGCATGTATTTGGGAAAGAATGGATGGTCCAGCGGAAATTGATTCCGCTCGTCCCGCCACCAACCTAGGAATACAGCGCGCTTGGTCGGATCCTTGACCGCCAGCTCCCATTCATCGGCGAACCAGTTGAAGCCGTTCGCGGTCGTTTCGTAAATCTGCAACCGATGCGGATAGAGCATCGAAGTCTGCGACCGAAATTCCGCCACGTCATCGCCGTTGCCGTAGAACGCGCATTCGGTAGCGTGAACATAGTTGGCCGATCCGGAGCGTCCCAAGCCGCCCTTGCGCCCCGACGACGTGCCGGCAATCAGATAACGAAACTTAGAAGCATTCTTAAGGATCAGCAGATTGCGGTTGTGGCGAACGTAATTAACCTTATGCGTCTTGGGCGTTTCGTGAAAGAACACTTCCAACGCCGCGCGAAAATCGTCACGCGATCCTTCTTCGTGCGTGATCAGCACGCCAAGTAAGCCGCCATGCGAAAACGCCCAAAACATATCCAGCGCCAGAAAGAACGTGGACATGCCTAGCTGGCGAGCCTTGAGAAAATAAAACGTCGTGATCCCCTCAGCTAATCCCTTCTCGATTTCATCGAGCGCATACAACTGAGAACCCAGCAATCGGAACGGGATTAATCCGTAGTCCTTGCTCTGAACTTTTAGATTGTTGACAAATTGCAAAAATCGCTTGCGAGGGAATGGCGCAACGGCGCTACTGCCGAGGACAAACTTTTCGGGCGCCTCGGGGGCTGGTTCGGAAACCAAAGGAACGTGGGAGTTATCTGGCATCTGGAAAATTCAGCCACGCAAACTCGCCGCTTCCCATTCAGCTTCCGCCATGCGCATTTTCAGTTGCTCGATTTCGTCGCGCAGCCGCTCGATTTCGTCGGCGGCTTCAATTAGACGGCGCCACCGCGGCAATATCTCGTTGGCCCCCCGCAACCATTCCACTATGTCGCTCATGCCACCGCCTCCTTGAAATCCGGATACAGCGCCTTGAAAACCTTGTCGTTGATCTTCTCCCCCGATTTCTGAAAGTCAGCTATCGTCGTCTTGTCGAGCGTGTACGCCCACGGATAACTCGCCTCCAAATCATCATGCACATCACGCAAGGTATCGCGCAGCCGTTCGATTTCGTCGGCTTGGCGCGCAATTGTGTCTTTTAGTTTCTCGATTTCAGCCGCAGCATTCAGCTTACGCGCTTCACGCACGCAACCAAGTTGCTCGCAAGTAAAGTTGCCGTTCGGGCATTCAAACCCGCATGGCCCCCTACTCATGCCGCCGCCTCCACCGACTTGTGCTTGCGCCACCCCTTCGGCCGGCCGCCAATGCGGCCCCGGGCCCGCGCCGCGGCCAGCCCGGCCATGGTGCGCTCGCGAATGATGTTGCGCTCGAATTCGGCAAAGCTGGCCATTATTTGAAACATCAAGTTGCCCGCCGCCGTCGTGGTGTCGATCGCGTCGTTGAGCGACTTGAAGCCGACCTTGCGCGCTTTCAGATCCTCGACAATCTCGATCAAGTGGCTGACCGACCGGCCAGCGCGGTCCAGCTTCCACACGCAGAACACGTCGCCCTCGCGCACATACGCCAGCGCCTTCGCCAGCACCGGGCGATCCCGGTCGGCGCCGGAAGCCTTCTCGACAAAGATCTTGTCGCAACCCGCCGCCTTGAGCGCGTCGATCTGCAGCGACGGGTTTTGATCGTCGGTTGAAACTCGCGCATAACCGATCAGGATTGGCACTCTAACGCTCCTTCTAAGCGGCGCATTTCCTAAGCGCGGTCGCGCAATCATCAAGGTGGTGGTAGAGTTCAAAAAGCCACATGTCGCCCTTCTCTTGGGCGTCCCAAATCTTTTTGGCTCCCTGCATAAAGTTCTCGCAGTGCCGAGCCAAAACCTCGGGATCGCTTTCGACTATACCACCGGCCATCGTCGTTTTCCTTATGGTCTTTTCAAAGCGGCCATCACCACCGCCTCCACCGCGTAACCCCCGCATCGCTGTCCTGCTCGTCCGCCTTCCTGATCCGCACCAGCTCGTCGCGGTCCAGCGCCAGCAACAGCGCAACGCCGGCAACCAATAACGCCACACAGGCGATGAGTAGGGCGGCTAGGGGCATCATGTGGTCCCAACCGCTTTCTCGAAATGCCGGCACGCCGCGGTACCGGCCGGTATGACACCACCAACACGGTCCATCATCGCGTAGTATTTCAGGCAGCGGTTGCGCTTGATCCGGCTACCACCATCGTCGCCAATGTCCCCATAATTCAGGCACTTGCCGCACGTCTCACCCGCACGCCCGGAACCAGCCCAATGCGCCATGCCCGGGTATGTCTTAGCAGCCGCACGCTCAAGTTCAGGATTTGTCGAGGTTAAATGGTCCATCACCACCTCCCATACAGTAAACGTCCCTTACCGCATAACCCATTGTAATGCAACAGGAATGAATTCCTAAGTGGATGGCGGTCAGTAGCCGTCCATGAGCCGGTTTGTGTAAGTCGTTGCCGGTGCTGGATTTATTTTTGCCCAACATTTTATTTTTTCGGTCTAGGGAAGGGGCGCACGAGTCAGCCAGCTCGCGGCCCATCGACCGCCGCGGGCGCGCCGCGCGCCAGGACAGACAGCGTACCGGCCTTGCAAACGGCCTATCCTGAACCGAACCGCAGCCGATCCGGCCCATACAGTAACAGTAACAGTACAGTTAAACGGTCGTTTACAGCAACCACAAGCCCTAGTAGGTATAACCCGTCGAAAATGCCGCTAGAATAGCCCGCAATCGGCTTTAGAAGCCCGCTGAAAGGCGGTTGTCTGACCGTTCTTT